TTCTGAATGACATCCGGAATTATAAAATTGATAACAAAAATCAAAACAAAAATGATTGTGGACTATCAGAAAACTAGCAAATTTGAAATTTGTAGGGCCCTACTAATTGGACTCACGATTGGAATCGTTGTAGACCCTTTGGTAGTTTGTGCCGAACTGGGGAGAGTGAAAAGAGAAGGTTTTGGACCTTGGGAGGAAGATGAAACACTCAAGACCGTCGAAAGAATGGTTGAGAAGCTTATCGAAGCTGAGCAGAAACTCGTCAATAAGACTGAGGAGATACTCATTGAGTTCGAGAAAGAAACAGTTTCCTTCTTTACATCTAAAGGACGCATAATTATCTGGGTAGCAGCTGGCTTGGCCGCTCTAGCTATGATTAGATTGTGTTGGCCTTTGTTAGTGGCTATCATTGAATTGATTTTCAAAATGGTCCGAGGCATTTTCTTTTTACTACGCGCAACAACTTGCTGTATGCATTGCTGCGCACTCAAACCTTTTGTAATTGCGCGAAACAAGTTCCGTGATTACCGAAAGAACAAGAGACATCAGAATGTTGATGTCGGGGCTGCTGAGAGTTTAGTATCTGAAGGATCCCGAACTACCGCTGAAATTGAGTTTGACCAATATGGTCCTCATGTTCGTGGCACGTTTGGTGAGAAGATCTATTTCTCTCGTAGCCAACTCGACGTCAACTCTTATCTGGCGCTGGCCTCTGCTCCTCCTTCTACAGGATTTTCTGAAGGAAGAGTGAAGGAGACCGTGTTAGCTAAGTCGCAACCTAGAATAATCAAGTCTTTGCCCGCGTTTCAAGGCTACTTTACAGTAGACGGTCACGTAGTCGGACATTGCGCGAGGGTAGCAGTTGGAAAGAAATCAGCATTGATTACAGCTTACCACGTACTATCGTACAACCGAAAGGCAGACTTGTTCCTGAACGCCAATGGTAAATCCGTGAGGTTCAGTGATATTCAGGTCACACCGATGTTCTTTTCGTCTGAAAGTAATCTCGACTACGTCGTGTTGTCTGTCCCAGAAGTGATATTCGCTAAGCTGGCTATGAAACAAGCAAAAATGGCAAACCATATAACTTATGGTTCTCCTGTCCACATTAATCAAATAATAGATGGACAAACTTGTTACACTGTAGGCTTGGTTCAGAAAGACGATCGACCGTGGATGCTTAAATACGGCGCAACTACAACAGAAGGTACATCAGGGGCACCCATACTTAATACGCGTGGGGAGTTCGTAGGTGTACACATTGAGGGCGGCAAAACAGCCAATGTAGGAGTGGTGGTTGAAATACTAAGGAGACGTAAAGAGTCGGCCCAAAACGGTGACTTATTTGCGGAAGACCCGGAATCACAGGAAGCTGAACTGGAAAACAGAATTGAGGCAGGCCTGGACGATGAGGAGAATATGACATCTAGAGTGTTTCAGTTTGCCACAAACTATATTGAAACCCACGAAGGACAATCCTGGACAGACATGATGGACGACTTGGATGACGCCGTAGAAGAGAGATTCTTTGGTGACTCTGAGGACCATGAAGGCAAGAAAGGGAAAGTTCGTGACAACTACAAAGCCTATATCCTGGCTGCTGGCAAACACATCAACCAACGAATCAAAGGAGATCGCTTCCGCAAGGAAAGCCCCTGGACTTGTTCAAGGTGTATGGCTCTTCATTTGAAGAGAGGATATAAGTGTGTGAACTGTGGGTATGCATTGAAGCGAGGAGAAACTATGAAAGATTCGGTCAAAGAAGTAATTAGCGACAAAGTTGAAGCCGTCAAGAGTGTGGGTTTTCCTACACCAGTTGAGGACAAGATTTTGGCCTGCTTTGAGGACCTGTCTGTCAGAATGCAGAATTTGGAATGGATCGTTAAACATAAAGTTAAGGAGACAGCGACCAAGGTTACAGATGATGAGATGAAGAAGAGGGCAAAATTGCCTTCGAAAGCACACATTTCGGCGGCCTTGGCAATGCCTCTCCTTACGAGTGTTGGAGCCCAGTCTGATAACTATTTGCATGGTAACCTGTTGGTGCCTGGAGATTCCGGCTTGTATAAAAAGCCTGCTCCTAGTGCACCCCTGCAGGAGACACCTGTCAAAGTTGTCGATAGTCCGATTAAGGTCGAGACCATCAGAAAGACTGAGGTTACAGCGCCACTTGAGGAGTTTAAGAAGAAACGGAGACGTGGACGTAGAAATGGAGGCAAGAAAGAAGTGACTGTCAAAGAAACTTCCCAGGTTCCTTTAAACTCGAAGTCCCCATCAGGAGATGGGGTAACTACTACGAGTGGAGTGAGCCCGAAGCCTTCACAGAGCGCTCAAAAGTCCTCGGTCGTTCCAAATGCACCTTCCACTCAGCAGAGCAATCCAAAGAGAGTGAGTTTTGGCGCTCAGCCAAAGCCCTCAAGCCGAGTTTAGAGAAGTATGCATGGCCTACCCGTGGGGCGGAAGCGGAGAAGGTCAGTTTCAAGTTGCAGTGCGAGAAGTTCCGCGAAGTCGACCCTCCTGCATGGGATGTAAGGTCAAAACACATAGACATCACTAACAAGGACTACTTAACGTTTGGTAATCCGGAGTGGTTGTCTCAGTATGACAGAGACGAATGGAGTAAAGCCATAGATGAATTGAAACTTTCAATTAAGGAAGATTCTTCACCAGGTGTGCCTTTCGCTCAGTTCGCTCAGACCAATGAATTGGTCTTCAGCCTACTTGGAGTGGAATTCAACGAAGTTGTTCTTGATCGTATTGAGTGTCTTTTGGCATACAATCTTGAAGAGATACGTAGTATGGGAAGGAAGGAAAGAGTAGATAAGAATTTGATGGACCCCGTTAGGTGCTTTGTTAAGGCTGAACCTCACAAGATCGAAAAGGTCAAGGAAGGTAGGATGAGACTTATAGCGTCAGTGTCACTTGTAGACAAGATGATAGAGATGATGTTACACAGAACTCTCCACAAGCTGGAAGTGTCAAACTGGAGAACCATCCCTAGTAAGCCTGGAATCGGTTTCTGTAAAGAAATGAATGATGATGTCTATGACTACGTCATACAGAAACATGCCGACACAGAGATGTGTTACGCTGACGTTTCAGGATGGGATTGGAGCGTCAAGGCCTACATGATTGAGGACTGTGCAGAAGGCGAGATCCGTCTCTGTACGAACCCCAGTCAAGTGTGGCAACACCTTGTTAGAGCAGAAGCCATCAAGGAAGCTGAAACAGTGTATCAGTTTTCTGATGGTCTGTTGGTGGCACCCGATTATAAGGGAGTCGTCAATTCGGGTAAATACAAAACCAGTCGAGGAAACTCCTGGATGAGAGTTTATCTGGGCCACATGGTGGGAGCTCGTCACATCTGTGCTGCTGGAGATGATTCAGTCGAGAGTTATGTGCAAGACGCCGTAGAACGGTATGCAAGCCTTGGCTTTTCCATCAAAGATTATCAACGGGTCGAAACAGGATTCGAGTTCTGTAGTAGATGGTACGAACGTAACAGAAGCTATCCTCTTAACGGAGACAAAGCGCTTATGAATCTCTTGCATAGCAAGATAGATACAGATGCACACTTTGATATGGCATTGTTGCAGTTCACTGACTTAATGGAACAGCATCCCGATTTCGCCTCATACACGCAGCTTTTGGAAGACATAGGATTCCTGGCTGTGGAGGGCAGGTGGGGGCCCAAACTATTTTTAGAAAATGGAGAACGATCGACAAACCCCCCGTGCGCAGCGGCGTGCACGTAAAGCTCAAGCACAACAACAATCCAACCAGCCTACGGTTTCGGCTGGGGGGAAAAGCCGCAAACGTAGAAACCGACGAAAGAATCAAGGGAAGTATGTTTCCTCTGAGCCGGTCATGAACACCCCTAGGGCAGTCTCTGACTATGTGATCGGAGCTAACAGAAAGATGATGATGATGCCACCCATGAGAGTGCTATCCAAAGAAGGACAGGATTTCCTTAAGTGCGCCTTCGCTCCTCCAGACTTTGCTGGAGTAGATGTGAAGGGAGTGCCGGATCTCTACCTAGGACGGTCTCTTGTTAAGAAGCACAGATCCATCACCCAAACCTCATTCAGTGCACAAACTTCTAGTGTCACCAACGATTACTATTTTCTGTTGTTGCCAACGCCTGGAGTAGCATACTGGGCCTGTCAAAAGGCCCAGGGCTCTCCTCTGGTGGCGGCAGATATATGGTACCCCCAGTACTACAGCGACTTCTCGTCAATGTTTGGTACAGGAGGCAACAACAAGGCAGACGTGGTGAATAAGTTCAGATATGTTTCTCAACATTTCGAACTGGTTCCCACTGTCAACGCCATGCAGTGGAGCGGATCCATTTCGGCGTTCAAAATGCCCGTGCAGGTTGCCGCCCGTCAGTCTGGGGCCTCCACCGGAGATCTTTGGAGTGTGACTGGTATACAAAGTGTCAACTCGACCATTGGAGACCAGTACACCGGAGGCTTTAACCTGGGTGTGTTTGTAGGGGCCTTCAATGCTGGAGCCCAATTCGACTTTACTGCCGTTTTGGAACAGGTCACCAACATACCGACTACTGTCGGATCTGGAGACTTTGGGCAGCTTGCCGGAACTCAAGGAGGCACCTCCTACGGAATTCCGGGTTTTGACAACAATATGGAGAGTGTCTGCATTAAGATCTCAGGAATGGGAACCAATGTCAGTAACACGGCCATAATCAAGACCTGGGCCTGTGTCGAGTATCAGGTACTCAACACGGCATCTCTGTACGAGTACCAGACTATGTCCCCAACAGACCCACTTGCACTTGAGGTGTACCGCAAGGTTGCTATGCAACTGCCCGTGGCGGTCTCATATTTTGACAATGAGTCCTTCTGGAGGAGAGTACTGGACATTATCCGTAACTCCTCGAAGGCCCTGTCAATATTACCCGGACCGTACGGTATGGCGGCCGGTGGTGTGAACTTGCTTGGAGAGGCCATCAATCAGCTAACCCTTTGATTCTACGTACTCACGAGAAGGAAAACTCAAAACCCCGCAGAACCAATGATTTTATCGTTG